GCAGGGCAAAATATTTTGTCGTCATGCGCTCACTTCCGTCAGGTCAATAAGATGCACCGCCACGCCGGAATAACCCGGCCCGCCGACGCTGATAAGTTCAGGGGTATAGGGATAAACGGTCAGCTCATCCCCGCTGTAGCTGGCAACGGCAACCGGAAGCACGCCGTTTGCGTCCAGATTGATTGACAGGCCGATAAGGTGACGGCTGCAGGGCTTCGCGTCGGCTATCAGGCGCTCCAGCTCGTTATACATTTCCTCGGTAATGCCGGTATCGAGTACGCCCACATCAAGCCGGAACGTGCCTGGTGCTTCGTTGGTTTTCCACCACTCAATTATCCTGATGAGATAGCCCAGCGGCTCAACGACGCGGCGGATAGCACCTATCGTTCCCTTGTGCCGGTGCACGTACTGCGAGGCGGCAACCACGGCGCGCTTTGTCGATTCCGGCCAGGCTGAATCCCAGCGGTCAACCGACCACGCCCACGCCAGATAGGGCAGAAGCTCCACCGGGCAGGTTTGAGGATTCCATAACTGGCGCAGCGGCACGCTCATCACGCCGGGGCTTGCCAGCGCCTCAGCGGCGGCAACCTCAAGCGCTGACGAGCCGGTCGGCAGCAGGCGATCACTCATCCGAGCCTCCAACGGTCAGCGTGTAGCCTGTGCAGTAAGCGGCCTGCGTTTTGTCGAGCACCACGTCAGTAGAAGGCTTGATAAGGTTGACGCGCTGCACGCCCTCAACGTGCATGGCGGCATAGAGCGCAGACAGGCGAATGTCACGGCCGAGGCGCTTTTGTGCGCTGACAAAGGCGGCGAGCTTTGCCTCAGAGGCGGCGCGGATCGGTTCAGCTTCCGGCCCCGGATAGAGGTACAGCTCGGCCTCGATTTCGTAATTAACAATCTTCGCTGACTGCACGCTCACCCGGTCGGCAACCGGGCGCAGGTCTTCGTCATTGAGCGCAGCGTTAACCACGGCCAGCAAATCATCACCGGCCACGCCGTTGCCCTCACGCGCGAGCACTGTCACCGTAACCACTGCAGGCGACGGGCTGATGGCTGATGCATCGGCTACGCGGCCGTCGGCGCTTCTGGCGTGATACTCATATGCACCGGTCGGCCCGGCAACGCTAAGCCCCTCAAACGCCGAGGCAATGCGCAGCCGGAAATCGTCGTTACTTTCCATCACGGCGGCGGTCGGCGGAATCGTTGTATCGTCGGCCGGGGTTATGGTCAGGCGGGTTACGCCATTATTAGCGCCGAGCTGGTCAAGGTCGCCGTCCAGTGCATAAGCAACCATGACAGCCTTTGCCGCCTCGTTGATGCGCTGGCGCAGGATCAGCTCGCGGTAAGCGTTTTCCTGCAGCAGCTTGACGATGGGTTCTGATTCAAGCGTCAGCGTGCGGGCGACGGCCTCCTGCCGGTCTGTGGGGTATAGGGAAATCAGCGTCGCCTTTCGCTCGGCCAGCAGGGTTTCATAGTCAAGCGCCTCCACCACGTCAGGCGCGGGCAGCTGGCTCAGATCGATAGTTGCCATAGTCTCAGCTCACAGGAACGGTTAAGGAAAAAGGCTGCGCGTTGTCGGTGCGGTTGCCGGACAGCTCAACCACCATTGCGGCATTTATGCCCGACTCAAAGCTGATGGCGGTCAGCTTTACGCGCGGCTCCCACTTCAGGATCGCTAGATAGCAGGCCGACATAATCTGCAGGCGCAGCGCCTCATTTTGCGGCTGGCCTATCAGGGCGGATAAAAGCGAACCATACTGGCGGCGCATCACCCTGGAGCCGACAGGGGTGAGCAGAATGTCACGCACTGACTGCCGGATATGATCGAGGTCGGTTAGCGTGCCGCCGGTTTCGCGGTTCATGCCGATATATTTTGCGGATGTCATATCGGTTCCCCCGTCTGGCCGCCGCTGTCGCCAGGGTGTTTATGCTTGTGCAGAACCTTGCCGTTTGAGGAAAGGCTGCCGCCGGTATGCGTAACGTCGCCTTTCATCGTGCCGCCCTGGGTGACTTCCAGCTGCGCAGTTTTGAGCAGCGTTGTGCATTCCACTTCTGGCGAGTCGAACAGGATTTTTACCGCCGCTTTAATGGTTGCGGTCTGTATGCCGGTTGCGGACAGTGCGCCGGTCTCCGGCTCGTACTCGATCACCGCGCCGTCAGGAAATGACCAGTGCAGCGCATCGGCCGAGGCTGACGGAGCCGGATTGTCATCGGAGAAAATACCCGGCAGCACAAAGCCGGTATCGAGTTCGCCGCCGAGGCACAGAACAAGTACCTGCTCCCCCACTGACGGCGCATTCCAGGAACGGGTCTTACCTGCGCGGGCGCTCAGCCAGTGCAGCCAGCCGGTTGTATTTTTTCCCGTATCGACACGACATAACCCGCCGTCGAGATTGACGGCCGACACGGTTCCGATGCGGATCAGGTTGCGCAGCAGGCGCTGAATTTCTGCGATTTGTTCGTTCATGGCGAAATGATGCCTTCTGTTTTTACATGGCTCAAAGCTATGTCGTTTGTTAGTTGCCAGACGAACAATCAGAAGATAAATTGATGTTTTCAATTAAGGAGTTGATAAAATGGCTGGTGATATAGCCCTGATTATTGGAAATGGATTTTCCATTAGCTTCAATAAACATCATAAATTTGAGCAGTATTCCGATACCCAAAACCCCACTAAATGGCCTCTATACTTTGGAAACGATGGTGAAAAGCTCATAGAAAGCTTCCCCAGACTTAAGCATTTTTTGAGTGAACACGCCGACAAACAGGATTTTTTTGCTTTCGAAAAGGCAGCAGAAATATATACAAATTTCGACAGAAATGCAGAGCACTTTAAAGTTATAGAGACTCAAGATGGCTATACAGGTGAGTTAACAGAAACATTCGAAAAAGACATTATACCAATCGAGTGCCGACACTTCTTAAGCATTGCATTTTCGAATTATTCAATTGATGCGAAAGCAGCGTTAAATAAAGAATGGCCTTGGTATAAATGGATTGAGGAAAATCGAAGCCGAATTTCTGCAGTTTGCTCTTACAACTATGATTTATTAATCGAGCTAGTATTAGAAAAGCTTAACCGTTCTTACTACAACGAAGCAATGGATTGCAAATTTGGAGCCATACCTCTATACAAACCCCATGGCTCCTGTGACTATGAGACTACAGGCATAGAGGTAGAGGGGTTGCATTATCCGGTTCGTTCCTATTTCGATAACAATGATTTTAAAATAAAAAGATTAACTTTTGAAAATATTTTATCTGTAAGGATTGTTCCTTATTGCGTTATACCTAATCAAAGAAACATTTACTCCCACTTTCTACCGATGATTAGGCAAGAGGAAAAATTCAATAGGCAAATATCTGAAGTTGATTACTGCCTCATCATAGGGCATTCGTATGCAGATGTTGACAAACCGGAAATTGACGCATCTCTTTCCAAACTAAAGAAGGGGGCAAAAGTTATTGTTGCTAACCCTACCCCTTCTGACGAGTTATTAAATAAAATTGCAGAATTAGGACTGGAGTCCATTTCTTGGGAAAATTATCTTGGTCCATTAGATAGCGAGGGGCGACTTATTAAAATTTAATTAATCCCTAGTGGCTGCTCTATCTAATCAAGAGCAGCCAAAATTTCATTTTCAATCATCTGCATATCTTTTCCGCTTATTCCCATTAATGGCCGGGCCTCATACTGCACTTCTTTACCTTTACGCGCTGGCCGGTCACGCAGGCCGTAATGATGCACGCGGGCCATTCGCTGCACGTTACCCGCAAACTCGATCACGGCTTCATTCGGGCTGGCCTGCGTCTTCATATACTTAGCAGTGCGCAGCTTTGCGAACATCTCGCGCTTTATCCGGCCCTTTTTGCTGCGCACCGGCTGCGTTTTGCGGGGCTTAAAAGGTGTGCCGTCAGGTGCCTGCTGGCGCTTGATGTTCTGCTGCTGACTCTCGCGCAGCTTGCGGCCAATACTGCGCGCCATCTCTTTACGCGCCGGGGCTGACAGGCTGCTGATAAGCGCCTCCAGCCGGTCATTTACCAGCTGCAGCTCGCTCATGTCTGCAACTCGCTGACCAGCTTGCCCTTAACGTAAAGCTGCACCGGCCGGGCGTCATTCTCCGGCGGCGGGTTCTCGCCGACGTGGGTCACGTGCAGCCCATCGTCAGCCTGCTTCACGATCACGCGCTCGCTCAGCTGCAGCTCAATGCTGATATCGCTGGCCGTGTCACTGATCACATCCGCCTGAAAGGTAAAGCCCGTCCGGCGCTTTTCCTCGCTTGCCATAATGTCGGGTTCATTCGTGCGAAGCCATGCCAGCAGCGGCACGATCAGCAGGTCGATGTTACCGGCGTAATCGGTAATGACCATGTTAAGCCGGTACTGGTATTCAAACGACAGCGAGCTGGCAAGCGTCGAGACGATGCGCCCACTGTCGATAAACACGTTCAGCGCGTCAGGGTTTCGCTGCAGCTCCGGCACGCTGTCGGTCAGCGCCTGACGTAATTGTTGGGGTTTCAGCATCGTGCTGCTCCTGACAGTCTTTGATGATTTCGACCTGCAGCCCGCAGGCGGCGAGTGCGGCCTCAAGCTGCCGATTGTCAGCCGCCAGATCGCCCGCCGTTTTAAGGCTGTTTCCCGGCACCGGGCAGCTTGTCACGCGCGGACACCCAATCCAGATAATCTCTGGCGCTGACGAAGGACGGACGGGCGTGCAGCCGGATAACATCGTCAGGCAGAGCAGCAGCAGACCAGTCACGCAGTATCGGATTTGCATCAGTTTCTCTCTGTATGGTCATTTCACGGTTAAGCGCGGCCGAACTGGCGCGCCCCTGCATCAGCCGCAGCTCGGCCTCGCGCTTCTGGCTGGCCCTTGCATCGGCATCAAGCCTGGCTATCGCTTTATCCCGGCTCTCGATACCGGCCGACAGCGTACCGATAATGCGCTGCGCGCTGGTCAGGTCGTCTTTTGCGACTTTCCACTGCCAGCCGGTCACGCCCAGCGCCAGCAGCGCGACGGCCAGAAGCAGAGCTATCAGGCGCGTCATGACACACCCCGCAGGCAGTAGGCTGTCTCCGCAGCGCGGCGGTTCTCCAGCCCGCGATTTCTCACGCCCTTAACGAACACCCAGCGCCGCAGCTCATTACAGGCATCAAGCCAGTGCTGCAGCCTGATATAACGGGCAAAGGTTGAGCTGCAGGCCGCGCGCACGCCGACGTTAAAGGCGAATGACACGGCCGTGTCATAGACCGGCTGCGGCATCTCAGCCGACATACAGGTATCGATCCCGCGTTCGACTCGCATCACGTCATACACGAGATTAACCGCCGCCTGCCGCTCGCTGATCTGGCTTTGCGGCGTCACGCCTTCGGTGTGACCGATGCCGTTCGTCCAGACTCCGGCGCTGCACTGATAGGGCGAGGTGCGGCACCCCTCGGCGTTGGCAATGAGCGCAAGCCCGGCCTCGGACGTTTTCAGGGTTTTGAACTGTGGCAGCAGCGCAGCAATCGCCAGCACGGCCACCACGGCGCAGCGTTTAACGGTCTGGCTCAAGGTTCACCCCCCGCAGGCGCTGCAGTTCGTAGGTTTTGCGTCGGTAATGCCAGTTGATAAAGAACGTCGCCACGTTAGTGATAAGCGTGATAACCGCCACGCCGGAACCGACCATAAAGGCGATATCCTGTGGCGTGTGACGGCCGAACCACATCAGGATGAGGCCAATCAGGTAGTTGATCACAGAGCTGATTTTTTCCATTTTTAGTCCCACAGGTTGACGGTTTCACCTGCTGAAGATTCAGGCAGATCGGGCAGCGTCACCTCGCAGCCGTGCGGCAGCACCGGCCCGCTTTCGGCGAGGCCCGGATTAGCCGCATAAACCAGCCCGACGGCCTGACCGGTTCGCCCGTAATAGCGCTGACAGATTTCGTCAACGGTATCGCCCTGCTGCGCGTAAACGTTCATCAGAGCAGATCCACAATGCAGCCAGGCTTACCGGCGATGCGGCTGATA